AAATATGCTCGTTGGTTAGAAGACAAGAATCGTCGTGAAACATGGAAGGAAGCAGTAGAGCGCGTTAAGAATATGATGCATACTAAATACGGTGAATTTGGTATAGCGGACGAAATTAATTGGGCCTATGATATAATGTACAAAAAGCGTGTTCTTGGTAGTCAAAGAGCATTACAATTTGGCGGAGAGCCAATTCTTAAACGACACGCTAAAATTTATAATTGCACAAGTTCATATTGTGATAGACTTCGCTTTTTTCAAGAATGTTTTTGGTTATTGCTTTGTGGTAGCGGCACAGGCTTTAGTGTTCAGAAGCATCATGTTGCCAAACTACCAACATTAGAGCATACTCCAGAACCCGGTAAGGCTAGAGTATATCTTGTTGATGATAGTATTGAAGGATGGGCTGATAGCCTAGGCGTATTATTGAGTTCATATTTTAGTAAGCCAGTAGAAGAATTTAAAGACTGGAAAAATACTCATGTGGTATTTGATTTTTCTGAAATCAGACCAAAGGGATCATCACTAGCAAGCGGTGTTGGTAAAGCCCCAGGATATGAGCCATTAGCTAATGGTCTAGAAAAGATACGAGCGCTATTAGATCACTGTGTTGCTAATGGTCAAAAGAAACTACGACCAATTGATGCTTATGATATTGTGATGCATAGTAGTGATGCTGTATTAAGTGGTGGCGTTAGACGTAGTGCATCATTAGCATTATTTAGTCATGATGATGAAGATATGGCGAAGGCTAAGACCGGAAATTGGTATGTTGAGAATCCTCAAAGAGCAAGAAGCAATAACTCAGCACTATTACTAAAGAACGAAACCACTCTGGAAGAATTTGAAACGCTCATGCAGTCCGTGAAAGAGTTTGGAGAGCCAGGATTTATTTGGAGTGAATCCACAGAAATGATTTTTAATCCATGTGTGGAAATTGGTATGTGGCCTGTTGATGAAGAAAGCGGCAAGAGTGGATGGCAAGGATGCAATCTTTCTACTATTAATTGTTCTAGTGTTACCGACGAAGAAGATTTTTATGAAAGATGCAAGGCTGCTGCTATTATTGGCACATTACAGGCTGGTTTTACTAAACTAGAATATTTGGGTGAAATTAGTCAGAAGATCTTTGAAAGAGAGGCTTTATTAGGAGTTTCATTAACGGGCACAATGGAGAAGCACGATTTAGTATTGACAGAAAAAGTCTTAACTAAAGGCGCTAAAATTGCAGTAGAAACAAATAAGAAACTAGCAGAAACAATTAAGATTAATCAAGCGGCCAGAGTAACCTGTCTAAAACCAGAAGGCACTAGCAGTAGTATGCTTGGCACCAGTTCTGGTATACATCCTCATCACGCCAAACGATATATAAGGCATGTGCAGGCTAATGTTTTAGAAGCACCGTACCAACACTTTAAGAAACTAAACCCACAAGCCTGCGAAAAGTCTTCGTGGTCTGCCAATAATACAGACGAGGTAATTAAGTTTCCAATTGAAGTACCAGATGGGGCTAAATTAAAAAATCAATTACCAGCAGTAGAAATGCTTGCAGTAGTAAAAGAAACTCAAAAGAACTGGGTACAGTCTGGTAAAAATAAAACACTATGTACTCAAGAATATCTTAGTCATAATGTTAGTAATACCGTTACTGTTAAGCCAGATGAATGGGATCAAGTGACCAAATATATCTATGATAATCGTAAATATTTTGCTGGTATAAGTTTGATCCCACAAAGCGGAGATAAGGATTATACACAAGCACCATTCACTACAGTATATACTAGTAGAGAAATTGTAAAAGAATACGGAGACGCTGCATTGTGGTGTTCGGGTTTAATTGAATTAGCACTAAATAATTTTGATAATAATCTATGGGCTGCTTGTGATTATGTTAGTATGAACCAAGCGAAAGAAACTGACAATCAAGATAAATTACTCTTTGTGACAAAAATGAAAAATTTTGCGGGTAAATATTTTAATGGAGACATTAAGAGATTAACATACTGCATGAAAGATGTTTATAACTGGAAAGTTTACTGTGATCTGTTCAATAGTTTCAAAAAGGTTGATTACACGCAACTGTCTGAAACGGAGGATAATACGGTCGGTATAGAGGAAATTAGTTGCGCCGGTGGTGCCTGTCTAATTTAACTCTATATGAAAAGGGCTTACATTGAGAAAAAATAACAAAGGTAGTAAGAAAAGATCTAGGGTTATCGATATTACAGATAACCTAATCGTGGCTCCTTCTGTTTACAGAAATAGATTAAAACCCAGAACAGATAATCAAAAAGAATATATAAGAACCATAGCAGAAAACCATATAACCTTTTGTCAGGGTGTAGCCGGTAGTGGTAAAACACATATCGCCATTGGCATGGCTTTGGAATATCTTTTAGAAGAAAAAGTTAAAAGAATTGTAGTAACAAGACCAGTAGTTGAATCTGGCGAAAAGATAGGCTATCTCCCCGGAACAGCAGAAGAAAAATTACACCCTTATCTTTTACCTCTATTAGATGAAATTAATCACTTTATTCCAGCAGCACAATATGCTAGTTTAAAAACTAATAATAAAATAGAAATTGTACCATTAGGATTAATGAGAGGTCGTAATTTTCATGATGCTTTTATTGTTGCGGATGAGTGCCAAAACGCATCATACGATCAATTAAAAATGTTATTGACAAGACTAGGTAATGGTAGTAAAATGGTATTAACTGGCGATGTTAGTCAATCAGATCTTCATAGACATATGCAGGGTGGTTTTTATACTATGACTAATATCTTAACAGATATACCCGGCATCGGAATATCCTATTTGAATTTTTCTGATATAGTCAGAAATCCAATTATAGGAACAATTCTAGGACGATTGGACGTTTACGAAAATGAAACTAAAACATAGTAGATGTTTGGTTCTTAACGCAGATTATACCCCATTGACCATCATTAGCTGGAAAAAGGCTTTTGTATGGTCGATGAGGTATGAGTATGATAAGAGTATGGGTGCTGAGATTATTGATTTCTATAAAAATGATCATATAATAGGAACAAATAATAGAAAATATCCCATACCAGCAGTTGCTAAAACTGCTAGATATTTTAGAATTAATAATTATACAGTAAAATTTTCTCGTAAAAATCTTTTTATTAGAGATGATCATACGTGTCAATATTGTGGTAATAGTTTTGATATGTATAATTTAACATATGATCATGTTATCCCTAAATCAGCATGGAAAAGTAATTTGGGAACACCAACTTGCTGGACTAATATTGTAACAGCGTGCGTTCAATGCAACAGAAAAAAGGGTAATAGAACTCCAAAACAAGCCAATATGCCTCTTAAGAATCTACCAGTGATGCCACAGAAAAATATAAAATACTTGCCTGTGAGCCACCATCTGAATAAAATAAGGAACGATATACCACAAGAGTGGTCCATTTATTTACCAGAATCTTATATAATCTAATGCCAACTTATTCATATTTCTGTCCATCGTGTAATACTGATTTTGAGTTATTTTTTCATATTCGTGATTATGTGGAAAAGGCTCAGTGTGTTGGTTGTGGTAATAAAGATACTTATAGACTATACTGCAAGGATGTGTCAACACAAATAGCATCAGTAAAAAAATCTGATTCGGAACTAAAGACTATCGGTGATCTCGCCAATAGAAATAGAGATCGCTTGAGTAGTGATCAAAAAACAGCCCTATATGAAAAGCACAACTCATATAAAGAACACAAAGAAGAAAAACCATTACCAGCGGGTATGACAAGAATGAAAAAGGGAGCTAAAACTATATGGCCGAGCTAAAGTCTACTGAATTTATGTTTCATCAAGAAAATTCTCCACCAGTGAATAGGGTTGTAAATTACTATACAATGCTAGGTGATCATGAATTTTTGGATGAAGATAACAGACCAAGATCAAAAGAAGAAAACAATATCGTAGTAGCCAAGTCTGTACAGACAGACAATAAGCCGCTTAGATACTATATTAAGGTTGGTACATACGGTAAAATATATAATCCAATTGGTCTTTATAGTGAAGGTAAAAATACTAAGTTTCTATCTAAGATTGGTAGAAAGCAGTTTGAATTCAAAGAAGTTAATCAAAAGATTTTTGATCTATATTTGAACTTCTTAACAACAAAAAACCTAGCATGGCTTAACAATGCAGAAAGAGAGTTAAACTGATGGCTAAACTATCTAAAGATAAGGAATATGCGATTAAATATTTATTGGAACATAAAAAGATGGATCCAAAAGAAATAGCAGCAGAACTAGGTATCAATATCAATACTGTAAAAAAGTTCTTGCCAGAAACTAAAACATCTCCAGCCAAAACAGATAAAACTAAAGACTTAATGATTAGACAAACATCTGCTAAAAAAAGCAATAGTGTTAGTATAATGACAGAAGCAGCGTCTCAATTGTCGGATGAGTTTATCAAAAACGCTGAATATAATAATACTAAGCGTACCGAAGGATATATTTTTAGGCCCAAGAACAACTGAACAATGCCCGCTAAAAGATATCCATCGAAATATTCGAATGGGAAAAGTGTGACCGCAGCCCAGTATATCACAGAACTCATCTGTGAGAAAATGGCAAAAAAGGATAAAAAGGATTTACACTATAGATTTTGGGTTACTCCAGAATGGGAGAAGTATTATCGTAATCAGATAGCATCAGCACATGCTTTGCTGAAAAAGTATTCTGATACTGCGGTCATTAGGGCTTTAAATAATCCAAAAACTGAAAAAATCTATTCTCTGCGAGCGCCCCATCTTCCCGCTATCATAGAACAAGAACAGCATAGGCTTGATAACGAAAATCAAACCTTGTCTAAAGTTTATGATAGACCAGATAATGTTTCGTTCAGAGATGCTACAACAATTAAACGTAATAATATTATTTCAAAATTAAAGGATCTTGATAATGAGTCTTAAAGAAGATGTGGTAAAAACTTTTGGTGATGATATTATTCTAACTGGTAATGCTGTTGTTGATCGCAAAA